AAGCAAATATTTTACATGGGCCATAGGCTTCTGTAGTATCTAAAGTATTTTTAAACCAAAAAGAACAAGTCCATTTTTTTCTATTTGTGCTACTACCACTTGGAGTATGATGTAAATAAGCACTATCAGCTGAATTTGATCGTAATGATTTTGTTATTTGATAATCATAAAAACTAGCTGTAGTAGCAGGAGGTTTGTTCCATAATTCATTAGTAAACATATTTTATCCAAACGCTATTTGTACTGCACCAAGCATGATTCTATTATCCGCTAAAACACAGTAGGGAACTATATCAACTGCATTAGCAGCTGTACTTATTGTACCTACGCCACCAGCCGAAGGAGTTTCGTAATCACCATGTAACGATAATGTTCGTGAGCCAGTTCCATCTTGTTTTATTATAATAACACCTGTTTGACCTACTTGAGATGCTTCGGTACTAGGCGCTGCTAAAGTTACATTACCTGTAAATGTTAATATAAAGTTTTGGTATGTATCAAAATCTAATGTTGTACTACCAGTTGCATTAGCTGATTGTGTACTTGCTAACTGTGCTTTAGTAAAAGTGTTTTGCTCATCTTTAGCTACAATGTCAGCATTATAGGCCTGAACATGCGTTCCGATTGTTAGCCCTAAACTTGCCCTAGCCGTTGCTCCATTTTCAGCTACAAAGTTACTGCCATCTCCGACAATAATATTACCATCTGTTACCGCTAATCCAGCAACATCTTGTAATTGTTGATCTAGTCTTGCATTAGCGATTGTTCCTGTTAATTGTGTAGCAACTATACTTTTATTAGTTAATGTCTGTGTAGCGCTTGCACCTACTATTTCTTGATCGCCTCCAGGCGGTAACGTAAGTACATTAGTTACACTTGCAGAATGTGGTTGAGATTTAACGGTTTGACCATGGCTATTGTTTTCACAATTAAATACTACTGTGCCAGGATTATCATTACCTTTAACAACAACCTTACCAGTTCCATTAGGTGCAAGGTCTATATCTGCATTAGATGTACTAACAATATCTTGACCATTGATGTCTAAATTTCCGCCTAGCTGCGGAGTTGTATCTTCAACAACATTTGTAAGATTACCTGCACCATCTGCGCCACTATAATTAAAGTGTACGCCTATGCCATCGTTGTTAGAAAAAGAACCATTACTTACAACATGCGTTACAGGAACTTTAGTATAACCACTTGCATCCGTTACAGCGCCAGACACTTTAAACATAGCATACGTTGATGCGGTGCCTTCTTTTGTTATAGTAATTATACCTCTAGCACTAGCATTGCTAACATCATCCCACGATTGCACAAATCCAGATATATCAGCAGAAGCATCATCAGCATCGTCTACATATAAAATAGATACACTTGATACAGTTCCGTGATTAAATGCTATCTTACCGCCTCCAGGGTCTGCGTCAGACGTACTACTATTCCATGTCATAGATAATTGTGAGTTTGTTCCACTTGCGCCTGTTGCCCCTGTTGCACCTGTTGGCAATCCAAAAGTAAAGTTAAAGTTAGCAGCACTTGAACTACCTGCATTTGCTACAGCAGCAGTTGCGCTACCACCAACAGAAACAGTATTTGCTGTAACAGTATTAACAGCTATACTAGCAGCAGTTCCTGCATTACCACTTCGAGAAAAATGCACAGACAATTCATCGGCTGCACTAAACGTATTATTCGATGCAACATGCGTAACAGCCAGTTTGTTATACCCAGAAGCGTCTGTTGATGCTCCCGTAATATTAAATCGTGCATAAGTAGAACTGTCGTTTATATCTACTATATGTAAATGACCTCTTATTGTACTATCGCTGTCATCCCAAGTTAATACATCGGTTGAAGTTGTTACACCATTTGCATCTGCATCATCTATATATATTGCAGTAGCAGAAGCGTAGGTGCCATTATTAAATCTTATTTCTCCAGCACCCGGATCAGCGTCTGAAGTGCCTGTATCAAACTTATAATAATATCCTGGTATTGCTCCATCTTCACCAGACGCTACAAAACTTATAAACACTTTATCGTTATTCGCTAATGTGCCTGCACCGTCTATATATGTTAATGCAACTTTAGAATAACCTGAAGCATCCGTAACAGCACCCGATACTTTAAATACATGCCAAGTATCTAGGGTATTAGATTTACTTACACGAATACGGCCACGATTTGTTGCATTGCCAGCAACATCGTCAAACGATTGCACCCAAGCAGATACGTCTGTGCCAGCTGCATCTAAATCATCTATATACGCAATAGTCGCACTACCAATAGTTGAGTTATTAAACCTTACAACGCCTGCTCCGGGGTCGCTATCCGTAGTTGTTGTGCTGTATGTAAACTGAGCGCTATCGCCACCTTTAGGCAAAAAGTCTGCAACTGTTGTTAAATTACCATCGCTGTCAAAACCAAGGGCTTTGCTTGCTCTGTCTGTTGCGCTATCGGTAAACTCAGCAGTAGTAATAGCATTAGTTTTACTAACTTTAAAACTACGATCAACTTCTTCTTGTATCTCAATCATTTGGTGCGTTACTTTATCTAAGCTATCCTCAAAACTACCAGACAAGAAGGGGTCATTTTCTACTAAATCAAGCGTTTGTGTTAATGCTGTATCTCTTATTAACACGACAGTTTCTGTAGCAGTTGGTACACTTCCTGATTCAAACACAACATTACCGCCTGATGCGTTGCCTATGTTTGTAAGAGTATAGTGGGTCGTAAGAGTTTTTAATGTCTCTGTGCCTGTAGAACTCCGTATAAATACTTTAATTTCAGAACTCGCAAAAATCTTAAATCCATAAGCGAAAGTTGTTGTGCTTCCGTCTCCTGAATAACTATTTTTGGTGGTTAACGATGATACAGTCATTGTCTTTCCTTATTGTTATTTAATGTATTGATTGATATTTTCTTTAATATCTTTTACTTCGTAATAAACTGCGGATAATTCTTCATTGCCTGGCAATGCTAATAAAATTGGTATTGCTTCTTCATAAAATTTTTCTTCAATATTATTTACAATGCTAAATTTTTCTTTTAAAGAAGCGTTATCATAATCCTTTGTGTTTGTTATATACTCTAAAGCATCTATAAAATTAAAATCGTACTTACCATTTATTTTGTATAATGTTTCTTTTTTAGCAATAACATTCCATTGGCTTATTTGTTTTTCACTTAATGGTATGCGATTTAAAAGTTTTGTTTTTTTTCTTTGTAATGGCATGCCAATTCTTATTAATTCTTCTTGTAATTCAGTCATTTTTTCTCCTTTTGATACTTTAAAAGGAGTAATCATATTCCATGCAGCTAAAACAGCATTGTCAGAAAAACGCACACTATTATCTATTTCATCACCAAAAACGTCATGTTGTATAGCTTCTGCTGCTTCTGCTTCTGATGAACCAAATATTAAACTGTCTTTTGTTTGCAATTTCCATGTATTGTCTAAAAATTCAGTAAAATAATTTCCGCCTTTAATTGTGCCTACTTTATCGTATTGAAATTCACCAGTTTTATCTGGCCCTAATTTTTCTATTTCTTCCCAAGTGTAATACTCATACTCTTTATTAATTTTAGTTCTTTTAGAATTATTAATTTTTGCAAATCTTTTTTGTGCTGAACTAAATGGAATTGGTAAAGGGCCAATAGCATTACTCAATGGGCCTTCTGTTAAATAATCCATATCTTCATACATAAATGCTTTAGTTACATCTCCCATTGTTTGTAAAAATGGAAGTTCAGTAAAATAATTTGCTGTTGCTGCAACAGCAGATATAGCAAGAGTTTTATTAACGTCAGGATTATCACTTCTTCTTTGTCTTTCTACAGTATCTGCACCAACAGCTATAACAGCGCCTACTGGTTCAAAACCAGAATAATTTACATAATATAACTCACCATTAGGATTGCCTAATTCATTATATAAAGGAAGAAAATCACCATTTTCATCTTTAGGAAAATTTTCTGCTCTAAAAACCATACTATAAGGTTGCCATCCAGGCGGTAATCTATTTTGTTGATTTTTATTGCGGGGGTAAGAACCTGTAAAACGACCTTCCATAGCGTAATCTGCAATAGAAAGCATAGCTGCTGAACCTAAAGCTAAACGAGAAAATGCTTTTGCTCTTTCTCTTGGCCCTCTCATAAACAATTTTTGATAAAACGTAGGATTAAAAGCAGCCATTATAAAATTACGTTCTGCATGTCTTATAACTGCATTAGTAGGAACCATTGCAAAAGGAATAGCTACTCTACCTAACGGGTGATTTTGTATTACACTTAAAATATTTTTTACAGATTTAGGTAATGGAGAAGTCAATGTTGAATATTCTGCTGCTTCTATTAATTCTTTTTCTACTGAACGAGGGTCTAAATGAATCATCATAGCTGCTTCATCTGCTTCAGCTATACTTTTTCCATTTGCTAAAGCATTTTGTCGTGCAAGAAAAGCTTGTCTATGTAATTCTCCTCTTTGTAAACCTGTTTTCCAAAAATCATCTCCACTTTGCAAACTACGACCTGGCAATCTTATTATTCTTCCTATAAAATCTAATGCTTGACCATAAAAAGGATTATCTAATTCATTAAATTTTTTACTTCCCCATTTAATTCTTTCTGAACTAATTGCTTGATACCGTAAATTTTCTGTTTTAGCGCCTCCCATTGCAGGAATTTCTGTTTTAAGAGTTTTGTTAGCTACAACAAACATATCTCTTAAACCTCTTATTTGACCATAATGTTTTGCAAATATTTCTCTTAAAAAAGCGCCTTCATCAATTCCAGGTTTGTTTATAACTTTTCTTGCGCCTCTTTCTATTAAACTAAATCCTCCAGCTAATATTTCTTCTACAGATTGGTAGCCTTGAAAAGCTGGTGTTGCAATTATGTTTTTTAAAATTGTTGTTGTCCAACCTAACAAACCATTTACATAAATTTCATTAAATACATCTTTAGAAGTTCCCCACCAACCTTGATATGTATAATTATGAGCAGCATGACTTCCATTTTTATAAGCTTCTCGCCATCCTTTAGCCATTTTAATAGTTAATTCTGCTCCACCAGCAGAAGATAATAATTCTTTAATAGCTGCACCTTCTAATTCTGGAGGTAAACCTAATGGTATTTTTAATGAATTAAATGCTCTTGCATTTTCAGTTATAGACCCTTTAACTTGCATAATAATACCAGCGTTAATTGCTGATTGTCTGCGATATTCTAATAATAATTTTTGATCTTCTATTCCAGCTATTTCATTAGCTTCTATTTGTTTTGTTAATTTATCTAATTTTTCAATACTTTTGTTCATTAATAATCTAACAGCAGTTAATTCTGTGTTATTTAAAGTAGCGCCATTTTTTCTAGCAAATAATTTTTTAGTTAAATTTAATTCATCTAACAATAATTTTTCAGCTTCTTCTTTAGTTTCTATATGTGATATTTTGCCTCTTTTAGCTTTGTTTATAGGTTCTGCTATTTCGTCTGAAATAGCATTAATAATTTCTTTTACATCATCGCTAGTTTCTATTTTATCAAAATTAAAATCTGTGCCATCTTTAGAACTAACGTGTAAAACACCTTCTTTATTTCTTAAAGTTTTTATATTATCGTAAATGTTTTCAGATGCTATACGACTGTCTGAATAAGGAGCATCTATTTCTTTGTCTTTTAATGCTTTAGTAGCTAAATCTAATATTTCTTTTTGTTCTGTATCTTTTACGTTTTCTTTACCTTCCATATTTTGTTTTTTAAAACGTGCATACCCTTCTTTAGACAACATTCTTTTTGCATGATAATCTTTAGTTTTTGCATACGATTGATTTTTTGGTGGTAAAAAACTTTCTTCTATAGTTGTTGGAACTCTTGGCGCTACTTTAGAAGGCAACGTATCATCTGCTTTAGTTATTGATGCAGCCATATCATCAGAACCACCTAAAATTAATTTTAATAATTCTCGACCTAAACCTGCTACTTCTATTTCATTTGGGTCTCCTGCAATTTCTGTAACACCACCTTTTAAAGCAGTATTATTTGCTTTTTCTCTAATAGCCATAGCAAATCCTATAAATTAAATTATAATTTTGTGTTTGATGTTTGTAAGTTTAAAGAATTAGTATTTATTTCAGCTTCTTTAAATAATTGATCCCAAGGAATTAATTTAGCGCCTTTTACAGCTATTTCTATAAAACCTTGAATAGCACCCCCTAAAACTAAACCTTCTAAAGATAACCTTAAACGATTTACAATAGCTGGATCATTAACATTTTTTTCAAATATTGAAACTACGACATTTCCAAATTCACTTCGTTCTTCTGGTGTTTGCCCTAGTAAATATTTAGCTAAATCATCTGTTAAAGTACCTTGCATTTCTGGAAATGCGGCAGCATCTGCAATAGAACCCCACACCATTCCACGTACAAACGGATTAGGCGCTTTCATGCCTTCTACCCATAAATTTGCTTTGCGCCATCCTTTTTCTATAAGTTTTGCGCCTGATACTACTTTGGCAGAAGGTACAGCAGGAGTTGCAAATTGTGAAACAACTTTTACTATTTGACCATACAATTCATAATTAAATGGCTTATTAGCGTATTCATTAAAACCCATGTCAGGCATTATGTTTTCATCGAGCCAACTTAATCCAGCTTGTAATTGTCTATTAATATCTTCTGAACCAAGAAATTTATTAAAATTTTCTTCACCTGTTAAATTTTTACCTAAATAATTTAAAGCATCTCCTGGCGCCCCAGCTAAAGTTCCCATAAAATCATTAAAGTTTTTACTGCCTTCTACTACGCCTTGTATAATAGCTTTAGGCGTATCTTCGGCTACATTAGCTACAACACTTTGCTCTTGAGTGTCCTCTACAGCATTAACTTGTGTGTTAGCAACAGCATCAGATTGAACAACAGCATTTTCTGTATTATCAGCAACGACAACATTATTAGTTTCTTTTTTTGGTTTCATAACTAAATTATCAAAAGCCATAATAGGAATACCCATTTCAACTGCATCGTATTTGTCTAATTCTTCTTCTACATTAATTAAAATCATTTATATGGCCCAATTCCTTCAATTTTATAAGTTTTCATTTTATTTAAAGAATCAGCAAATTTAGGAAACAATTTTGGATCAGATTTTATAGCATCCATTATAGATTTAATAGGATCAAGTTCATTTATTGGTAAATCACCTGCTCTTTTTTCTAAAGTAATAAAATCTTCTATATAAGAAATTTCTAACATTTCTTTAAAAGTTGATTCTTGTTCTGTTATTATTGATTTAGCTTTTGTAACAATTTCTGAATATGTAGCATTAGGCTTTGTAACCAAATAATCTTCTAAAGCATATACTGAAAGTTGGTAAGCATTAATTGCTTCTGCTGTATAACTATCGCTAACAGCTTTTCCTGCTTCAAATTTAAATCTACTTTTAAATAAAGCTTTACCTTTTACAGCACCTTCATTTGCTTCTTGTCTAAGCGCAGTACGATAGCGTAAATAATCATCTTTTGTTAAAAATTTTTTTTGTTTATTTATTGCTGCAAGTGTTAATTGATTTAACTCATTTAAAGTTTCTAAGCTATCTAAAACTTCTATAGAACTTTTTTCTGCAAAACTTATTTTTCCTGCATTACTTAATTCTTTTAATTCTTCATAAGCTTCTTCTTTAGCTTCTGTTGATTGCCAATAATTTGCATTGCTTAGTTGATTAGTTAAATTTGTTCTTTCTGTTAAATCTTCTGAGTTTATACGTTTTATATCTATATCTTTAAGATATTCTTCTAATTGATTTTCTTTTTCTTCATCTGCTTCTTTTCTTTGTCCTTCTATTTTTTTTGCAGAAGCCATAGCTTTTTCTGTTAACTCTTGTTGTTCATTAGGACTTAATTCTGGCCATATCATTCTTAATATAGGATCAGTTATAAACCCATCAGTTATACCTAAAGAAATAGCGTTAGCGTCAGGAGCAGATTGCATTAAACTTGTAATAGTATTGCTTGCTATATCTTTAAATGCTGCTTTATTACTTGTAATAGCTTCGCTTATAGAAATAATTTGTTCATCTACTAATTTCATATTTAAACCAGTAGTAATTTCTTTTTCCATTTTAGCTAATTTTTTGCCGTCATTATTTATAAACAGTTTTAACCGTCTTACACGTTTTTTATGATCTGCATTGTTGCTGTCAGAAGGGTACATATCCCACCAACCTTCTTCATTGGCTTTATTAAACACTTCTTCTTCAGAATGTTTTTCTCCTTCCCAATAACCAGGAAACATATATATTCTTCCATTTTCAGGATGTTTGACGCCTGTAATGTAAATTGTTGTAAGAGAACCGTCTGTATTTTCTAAATACGTTCCATTAGCAATACGTTGTCTATGATATTTTAAAATATTTACATCTTTGTCATCATAATGCGTAGGTATAGGAGTAAAATCAAAATTAGTGGTGTCTACAGCGTTTTTACCTGTTATTTTAAAAATATTTTGTATGCGATCATTATAAGGCAAATCTGTATTAGATGCGTCTTTTATTGCATCTTGTAATTGCACATTACTTATATTTTTAGTAAATTCGTTTATTCTATTAAGATTTTCTTTACTAAAAGTACCTTTACGATTTATTAATTTTTCTTGTGCGTGTAATTGAAATAATGCTAAAGCGTTTTTACTTAAATTTGGTCTTGCACGCTCATATAATGCTTGTGATTTTGTTTCAAAATGTCTTGCTGCTTCATGCGGATTTGTATTAGCTAGTTGAGTTGATTCTATATATAAATCTAGTAATTGATTATCTAATTCTGTAACTGCTAATGCTGCTTCATTTTTATCAGCAAGTTGTTGCTTTTTAGTTTCTAATTCAAGCATATCAGCGCCAAAATTAAAAATTGTTTGACCTGCTGATTCCAAACCTTGTCCAGCTAAAGCCATAACATTAGGATTAACTTGTGCTGTTAAATATCCAGCACCAGTTCGATCTGTTCTTTGTAATTGTCGTCTATATGTAGGAACCTTCACGATGCTTCAGCCTTTACTTCACCATTAGCCCAAGTTAAAGTAATAGCGCCTGTATTTGTGTCGCTATTGTCTTTTCTATCGCGTAAACCGTATGGTTGTATGCGGGCTAATGTCCATTTAAGAGAATCTATTTCTAATCTTCTTCTTTGTACTTCTGCGTTCATAAATCTAGGGTCGCCATCTTTATCTAGCGGTTGCATTGCTAATTCACTAATATGATCGCTGTAATATTCTGCTTGCATTACTCTACCTCTACGGTAAATATCATACAATTCTGGGTCTTTTTGCACTACACGAATAATTTGTCTGTACGAAGGACACCAATCATTTTTACATATTTTTACAAGACTATCGCCATTAGCCATTTCTTCTGCAATTTTTTCTAATAACTCAACTGTAATAATACTTTTTTTAGCCATGTTTACCTCTATTATGTCTGCATTGAATATATTTTACCTGCACCACTTAAGAGTGTGCCAAAAGCTTTAGTTCGTGCAGCTTTTAATTGCGCTCTGCCTTCGTAGCGTTTTAAAGCTGCGGATAATTTCATATTAGTTGCAACTTCCATTTTTTCATTTTGTTTTACTTTTGTGTTATATTTAGCAATTTCCATATCTTGTTGAAATTGTATTATGTTACGCATTTGCCTTTTTAATGGTGTTCCTGTTGCAGCCATCCATCCATTTTTTCCATAACCCATTTGAATTTTATCAGTAAGCTGTTTAAATTGTTCTTCTTGTTCAAGCGCTTGAAATCCTGCTATACGCCCTATTTGTTCTGCTTCTTTTTCTGCAACTTTAGCATTGCGTTCCATAATACTAGCGTTGTAATCAGCCGCTGCTTTAGAGCCTTTGCCTGCTTTTATTGATCCTACAGCAGAAACAGCCGTACCTGCTAACATTAACCCTTGTGCTACAGCCATTATTTAATCCTTCCCATAACGTAATAGTCTAACCCGTCAGGGCCATACTTTTTCATGTAACCTTCTTTTGTAAAACCAACCAGTTTGGCAAACTTAATGGCTTCAGGCCAATTAGCACGAACATTAGCGTGCAATCGTACATATTCGCCTTGGTCTTGTTTTTCTTTAAAGATTTGTTTTACAAATCGTACAGCGCTGAGTGTATGTTTTTGTATGCGATCTGCACCAATAAACCACGTTTCGCCAACACCTTCCCATAAAGGCATAATCCCGGCACAACCAACAATGTGTCCATTGTCTAAGCCTGTCCATGCGTCATAATGAGAAACTTTTTGTATATGCTCTTTCCATTCATGCTTTGGATATAATGTGCCT